GGTGCACCTATCTGCATCAAAATATAAAGAGTTTGATGATTACCTCAATTCAAATGGCATTGGTGATGATATCGAGGCATATAAGGGTGGGGGTTATTATACAGTACAGCGCGATTTTAAAGTTAGATATATATAAGGATAGGCCCTTGCGGGCCTTTTTTTTGGTTGACTTGTGCTACAAATGATGTACAATTAACACAAATAACAACGGAGGCGATTAATGAAAACATTTCCAGTAAGGCACGCAAAAAGCCAACACATAAAGGTGGAAGATATCATGTCAGATGTTGGTTGTGACAAATCAACAGTTGTGAGGGCTGCAATGTGGTATGGATTGCAAGAAATTTGCAAGAGCATCCAGAAAGACAAAGATAAGGCTATAGAAAAGCTAGCCATTGCAAACCTTAAAGCTAGATAAAAAAAGCCCCGCTGCAACGGGACTAATTCAACTTATCGAGGTAATTCAAATTATCGAGGTGATTATATCATGACTGGATGGATAAAGCTTCATAGGTCTGTTTCTGATAACTGGGTATGGAATTGTGAGTTTAGCTACGGACAAGCTTGGATTGATTTATTATGCCACGCCTGCCATAAGCCAAATAAACTTACTATCAAGGGGCAGTTTATATTGCTGGGTATTGGCGATCAAGCTAGGTCAGAGGTGACTCTATCAAAATCGTGGAAGTGGTCGAGAAACAAGGTAAGGAGGTTTCTTAGTAACTTAGAGAAAGACGGCATGATTGAAAGAAAAACGACACATCTAACTTCAATCATAAGTATATGTAATTATAGCAATTTTCAGCATTGCGATACAGCAGACGGAACAGCTAAAGGACAGCTAAAGGACAGCAGACGAAACACAAACAAGAATGTAAAGAATGTAGAGAATGTAAAGAATACATTCAATGCTAAGCGCATTATCCCCATTTGGAATTCTTTAGGATGCAAACAACACAAGGGTTTAACACAGTCAGCATCTAATTCACTAGCTAAAACCTATGCGCATTACTGCAAAGAATCTGAGAGCCCTAAAGAGCTAAACGACTGGTTAGAGGCTTATCTAAAGAATGGATTTAAGAGATACATGACAGATCATCACAGACAACTAGATGACGGGCAATGGTCAGCAGATTTAGAATTCGCCGTGAGATTTTCAACTTATGACAAAATTAGGAATACAAAACTGTGAATGATTATATAGAGTCCGAAAAAGCAGTAATCGGCGGATTGTTGAGAATTGGAGATCTAACTTCTGATTCATGCCAAAAAGTTTTTACCATGGTAAAAGCTTCATCATTCGCGAGTAGGCATCATCAAATAATCTTTTCTGCGATTAAACGGTTTGCGTCTAAAGCTGAATTTGTCGATATGATAAGCCTTGACTCTGCATTGATAAAAAATGGTCAGTCAGAAGAAACTGGAGGAATTGCATATATTGCGGACCTAGAAAAATCTGCAAATGTCTCTGCCTTAATTTCGCACGCCGAAATAGTCAGAGAAAACGCTATATCTAGGGTTATTAATGCAAAACTTAACGATGCTATAGCAATGATTAACGATCAGGACGGAAGATCAATCTATGAAAAGACTGGCGAAATCGAATCAATGATAAGCGCAATTCTTGAAAGGTCTGTTAGAAATAACACAACCGGATTAGTTCATGCCGCTGAGATATGCGAAAGGTGGACTGATGAAATGCAAGAAAGGTTTGATAATCCTCAGGCGCAATCGGGCTATGCAACTGGAATTGTCGGACTAGACGAATTGTTAAAGCCTAAACTTGTTAGAAAAGGGTCTTTGGTTGTTGTTGGCGCTAGGCCGAAAATGGGTAAAACTGCGCTGCTTGGAAGCCTAGTTAAACAATTCGCTTTAGAGCACAAAAAAGGAACTGCTTTATTTTCTCTTGAAATGCCAAGCGATCAGATAATGGAGCGCATGATTTGCGAAAGAGCAGATGTAGATGGAAAGATATTCTATCAAGGAGCTGATGACCAAGCGGACTTTTCACGAGTTTCTGTAGCGATGGGGGATTATATAAACTCAAAGCTTTATATGGACGACACGCCAGCCATTACTATTCAGCACATACAAAGAGAATGTCGCAAGCTTGCGAAAAAAGAACATATGGGATTGATTGCTATTGATTACCTAACATTAATGGAAGCAGAGAGGGCTGATAGAAACGATCTTGCTTATGGAAAGATAACCAAGTCTTTAAAGAATTTAGCTAAAGAGCTTGACTGCGTTGTGTTGCTACTTACTCAGTTAAACAGGGGCTTAGAGTCAAGGACAAACAAAAGACCCATGCCGAGTGATAGTAGGGATACAGGACAAATAGAACAGGATTGTGACTTGTGGATTGGCTTGTATAGAGAATCGGTATACAACGATGCAGTTCCAAATGAACAAAAAGGCCTCACAGAATTAATAGTTAGGCTTAATAGGCATGGAGATACTGGAACGGCTTATTTAAATCTTGTGAATGGATACTTCAAAGAGGCTCAAAAATTCACATTCGAGAATGAATATGATGATGATTACTAACAAAGGTGAATGAATATGAATATTGAAAAAGAGCTTCACTACTTAAAAGAAATAGCAGGAGAGTACGCATCACAAAGAGCGCATGCAGAATATTTAAAAGAGTTTCGCAAGAGCAAAAAGGCTATGCTTATAAATGAAGCGGCTAAGCAAGGATTAAAAACGGCTCAGGAGCGCGAGAGTTACGCTTATTCTCATGATGAGTACCTTTCTATATTAGATGGTCTTAAAGTCGCTACAGAGGAATCAGAGAGACTTAGAATCATGGTCAAAACGTGTGAGCTACAGATTGATTCAAAGAAAACTAATGAAATGCGCGCAATGTCAGAGATGAAACTTAGGTAATTATGGCTAGCAAAGTTTATAGAAACAAAGCGATCGGAAAGCATATTCGCGAAGAGTTAACTTGCTGCATCACTGAGCAACCTTACCCGGTAAATCATCATATTATCGGATGTGGCTACTCTGGCATGGGTACGAAAGCAGCAGATTATCTACAAATGGCTCTCTGTGATTCTCTACATCGTGAGCTACACAATAAGGGATGGAGGTCATTCGAGAAGAAATATGGACGCTCACAGCGCAGCATGGTAGCTGAAACGCTATTCAAGCTACACGCTGATTGTGTGATTGACATAGAAGATTTTATTCTTCCTGACTGGTTGTATTCAGAACTTTCTAAATTTACTCAAAAATTAAACGGGGAGACATATGAAAATTGGTGGAAGTGAAGCAATTTTTACGATCGGATGCGATCCCGATTCAACAAAGCATGGGTTTGCTTTATTTGAAAATGAAAAGCTAGTTTCTTTAAATAGCTTTACTCTTCTTGACATGCAAAGATTTTTAATTTCATTTTTCGGCAATGATTTCAGTTCTTTAGAGTTTCATTTGGAAGATAACGCGAGCGTAAAAAGCGCATACACTGCGAAAAGCAAAAAAGGAGAAAACCTCGCAGTTAAGCTGAACATTGCGCAAAAAATAGGCATGGTAAAACAAGCTCAAATTGAGCTAGAGAGGATGCTTAAAGATCTAGAGATAAAAGTGGTTCATAGAAAACAATCTAAGCGCTGGAAAAGCGCGGAGGAAGTTAAAATGTTTAAAAGTGCAACTGGCTGGACAAGTCGAAGCAATGAAGACACACGTTCGGCAGCTTATTTCGGATATGTAGGTGCTAGAGAACGAAAATTGTTAAAGAGGTCTATAGTATGAAAACGAAATATTTAGAACGCGTTTTAGAGCTTGTGGATAGCGGCTTGCATTTGCGGTTATCAGCTGAAAAGTTATGCATCACACCGCAGGGACTTTCGATGTCACTACGTAAGACAGAAAGTCAACTAGGCTTTAAAATAATTGAAAGAAATCATAACAATTACTTGAGATTGACAGAAAAAGGCGCTCAAGCTGTTGAAATAATGAGAGAAATCGTAGAGCATGCTAAGCTTCTAGAACGAATCAAAACCCATTGATAAACTGAAGAAATTACTAATGAATAGAATAGAATTTTCAATAAGATGCGAATCTGGCGCAGAATCAAAAGCTATAGTAAGACTTGATGACATTATTGATGTTGTTTTAAAAGGCCCCGATTGTACTATTACAACGGATGGGTTTCAGTATTTTACAGACAAAAAAGAATATCAGCGGATACAAAAAGCTTTATTAGAAACAGGGAATCTAGTGAATATTTCTACTTGACAGTTACGCTCAATTAGCGCATTGTTGTTTTTGCCATACACACAACACAAAATTAGCAAAATTCACTACTTACAAAAGCTTCCAAAATTTGGAGGCTTTTTTTTTGCATGTAAAATAGAGCTATCTACAAAATTGCGGGTAAAATGCGGGTGATAGATGGCAAGAAGCAGAACCACATTTAATTCAGATACTAGCGTACAAGTGCCGAGACGGGGTAAGTCTGCACATAATAAGCTAAGGTCGGCGTTAGAGCAGGAAGGACTTACAGAAGAGGACATTTTAAGAATTTATGTGCTGGTAGGGCTGGGAAACGTAATTGAAGATCCGAGAGCAGATGAGCGCGGCAATAATCGATTGCCCATCGAATTTCAAAATATTGCAAAGATAGCTGACAAGATAGTACCGAGTGTAAAGCCGTCTGGCGAAAAAGTAACTTTTGACTTTGACATGAACGCTACACTTCCAGAAAAAGCCGATCAACTTCTAGAAGCAGCGGCAAAAGGGCAAATAAGTCCGGAAACTGCTCAATTAATGATTAACTCTTTGTCAGCAATCATTAAAATTGATGAATACACAGAGCTTAAAGAGAAAATTGAAAAGCTTGCTGAAAAAATGGGAGTAGAATAATGGCAGATATACAAATTGTGTCTAGAACAATGAACTTGCTAGGTCGGCAACCGGTTACGTCGATTCAAGATGATGACTGGGGGCCAATAATCAATGCGCAAGCTGACTCTGCAAACAAGATTCTACTAGAAAAATTTAAGTGGAACTTTTCGCGTAAGTTCACACTACTAGCACAGAAAACGACGAACTCGAATCCGAGATGGAATTTCGAATATCAGCTACCCAGCGACTTTATTAACAGAGTTGAGCTTCTAACATCATTTGATGATAACGGAACAATAAAAGTTGGACAGCCCATTCCATACGATGAGTACGAAATCACAGACAATCTCTACACAAACAGAGAGGATATCGTTTTGTTTTATACTGCTACTAGTGACGAGACAGCAACCCGGTCAGCAACATATATCGAGTGCTTAGCATATAAAGTAGCATCTGAACTGGCTCCCGTTCTTCTAAACAACGCAACCATGGCTGAGTACTACAATAGCAAGTATTTATATTACTTAGATGAAGCTCGAATAGTTGACTACGGCATAACCGCTCTACAAGACACATGGTTTATTGAACAGGGGGCTATCTAATGCCGGTAATCGAGCAATCTAGCTTTACTTTGGGTCAAGTCGATGACATTTACTTTACGTCAACAAATCAGCAGCAATATCTCGAAGCGTTAAGTTTATGCGAAAATGGTTACATCACAGGGCAAAGAGTACCGACAAGACGCAAAAGCTTTGGTTTTATCGATCATGATGGTACTTACCCGACCGGTGTTGATGTTGAGTTTATTAACTTCGAGTTCGAAAGCGCAGAGGGCAACTGGTATCAAGTAGTTTTGCAGTGGGAAACGGACAGAACTCGGGTAATACTAGTAAAGTTTGCATTAAATCCCACATCGGGGGTTTATGAGCCTACCGAATCGGTTTTGATTCCAGAGGCAGCAGGCGCAGAGTTTATTGGTGTTCGTCCAAGCGAAATAGATTACACAGCTACAGATAGCTACATTGTATTGGCTAATCAGAATGTCGAGCCGCAAAAGATCACGATTGATGAGACAACTCTCACTAACTCACTACTAGAAATCATCGGGTTTAACGTTGTTCCTTCTCTGGACTTTGGTGACTTTGATTACAGTACATATACATTTGAGCCTACTTGTACAGGGGGTGGCGCTCCAAGTGGCTCACCTCCCGTTTGTCCAGTTGGTGAAGTGTTTGGTGCTGTTATTGACGTTGTTCGACCTAATTCTGGCGATCCTACTTTTACTAATGACTGGATAGGTGGCTTAATTGTAGGACAAACAGGGGCAAGCACTCAGCAGCCCATTGGATTTGGGATAATTACAAGCATTAGCACTGTTAACGCTACAACACAACAGTTCACAGTGACGGTTCTGCAAGCCTTTGGAACAGAAAACTTTAGTAAAGCAGGTCAATCATGGTCAGTTAGAAAGCCAGCGTGGGGACCAACGCAAGGTTATCCCGCGAAAACGACTTTTCACAAAGGTCGCCTTTGGTTCGCTAATATAAAAGCTTATCCAATGTTTATTGCTGGCTCTAGAACGAATACGCCTAACGATTTTAATGTGGGCAATGGAGAAGCTCCGGATGCGATAGCATACATCCTTCAAAATTCAGAAGGCGGCGGAATACGAAATATATTCGGAGCGCAAAACTTGCATATATTTACCCCAACTCAGCAGCTTGCTGTAGTTGGAGGAATCGATGTGGGTATAGAACCTGCAAACTTCTCTCCTAAATTAATTAGTCAGTACACATCAAGCAGCGTCAAGCCAACTGTTTACAGAGATAGAATTTATCTTACAACAGCGGATGGTCGAGCACTGATCGAGATACAAGAAGTAGATCAGGCTGTTGCGGCTGGAATTGTTTCATTTAGTGCTACGCAGCTAATCAAGAACCCAAAAAAAATTGTTGCACATACTATTGTCGATACAGAAGATCAGATTTTGACAATACTAAACAGTGACAACACGATAACCGCGTTTTCAAAAGCAGATATAACTGGAGTTCAAGCTTTTACCCCTGTAGAAGTATCATTATTTCAAGATGAAAAACTAAACAGTTTGGGCGTAATAAATAATGTACTTTACTCAATCACCGATCAGCTAAGGTTAAACTACAGTTCAGAAAATAAAAGCATGGATGCATGGAAGAGCACGAACATGACTAGCGGAGTTATTTCACTTGGGTTCTACCCCCAAGCTCAGGTCGGTGATATGCTAGGGGTAACGTATGAAACCGATGTTAACGGTCAGATAAATAAAAACTATTTAGGCGAATTTGCTGTATTTGATGACATGGGAACTTTGAAAGTTGATGTAGGTCAAGATATCACAGCAAATGCAACCATTGGTCTTAACTACACAACAAGAATTAGAAGCATGCCACTTTTTAGTTCTGCAAGTGGTAGCTTTAAGCTCAGAAAAGTAAGTAACGCATGGTTACAGTTTTCACAAAGCTTTAACTTTAAGTTTAACAACAGAAGATTAGGCGTAAACTTGCCAGCTACACTATTGCCTTCCGGAGAAACTCCGCAAAGCTTAACGGGTACGTCACAAATCGGTGTAGCACAAGGTTATAAGCAAGATTTCTTTTTAGAAGTAATACAAGACACCCCATACGATATAACAGTGCAATCTTTTGCATGGTCAATCACAGAGGCATTAATTGAATGAGTACAGATACAGATAACCAGGAACGTCTATACGTTGATCGCTTTAAATCGGTAGAAGCTCTAGAAGAGGGTTACAAAGAGCTTGAAAAAGCATTTAGCTCTAAGTCCCAGTACGAAACCAAATACAATGAAGTCAAAGACTATAAAGAGAAATACGAAGAGCTGTCAAACAAGTCGCATGTGCCAGATGAATACACTGCTAAAGGCGTTTTACTCGAAGTTGGCGAGTCAGAACTCAGAGAGCTAGCAGAAGAGGCAAAAGGCTACGGCATGACTCAAGACCAGTTTGATAAGTGGTCAGAGAATCGCGTGGAAGCCAACAAGAAAAGCAAAAAAGAACGGGTAGAGGTCAGCGACGAACTGAAAAAGTACCTTTCTGATACTGTCGGAATGTCAGACAATCTAATTAATTCTTTCGACTCCAAGGACGTTGAGAGATACGAAGCTAGTAGACAAGAGTCACTAAACAGCGATACTAATGTCACTGGAAGTGGTGTCGGTGGTGGCGTTACAGCAGAGAAAAAGCGAGAGCTATACTTAGAATTTAAATCTGTAGAGAAAATCGGCGGTAAGGTTGCTGAGAATGCTTGGAATAAATATCAAGATGCTATTCGAGCTCTAAGGGGTTAATCAAATGGCAAATGCCTACAAGAAACAGAAGCTAAATAAGAAAGAGCTAGAAGGGCTAAAGCTTAAGTATGACGTTGCTTACAGTATGAATCAAAGGTATATCGACAGACTGATTGAGGTGACAGAGCTTACAGCGCCACTGTCTGAAGGACTTAACGTGCTTTATGGCTTCAACAATACGGGGGCGAGAGTTGACCGCAATGTCTATGACTCTACAGCGCAATACGCATCATCGGTACGAGCTAATAACCTCCATTCGCTTATCTGGCCGGTGGGAAAGCATTGGGGTTCGGTTCATACGATGAATACTGCATCTGGTGAGAGCCAATACAAAGAACTAGAAACTAATGTTGCATTTGATTACATTGAATCCAGCAACTTGCATGATGTCGCCAAGGCTTACTTCCAAGACATAAACATTGGATGTTCTGCATTGTGGGTCGATTCTCCAAGCAAAGAAAAACCATTGCTATTTAAAAATATCGTTGGAATCACGATCATGCCTGAATTTTCCGACGACCCGGAAAGTTTAGATTGTTGGTGGCATAAGAAAATATCAGCAGATGAGCTAAAAATGATTAGCCCTAGGCATTACAACAGCTACGGCCAAGGCGAACAAGACGAGTTTGACATAATTTGCGGGTATCAAGACTGCAAAGCTAGTCACGATGGTTATGTTCTTGTGCAGTTCTTAAAGGGAATATGGGACGATGCATTATCTGAGACTTGGAAGCCCTACCCACAACTTGTGCTAACCAATGACAATAAGAAAGCCGGCGAGGCTCGAGGACAAGGTGTGTCTATGGTTAACCTTGAAAAAATTAAATGGATTAACGATACGGCAAAAAATATCAAACAAACAATTGGTTACTTCTCTAACCCTGCATTGGCAATGGATGACAGACTTCCAAACCGTTTAAACCAGTTACGCGGTGCTCGTATCCCTTCGGCTTTAGTCCGCGATGGACGTATGCCCGTTTTGCCAGTTACATGGGACTATCCACTGAATGAGATCGCAGCAGTTCTTCAGCAAGAGAAACAAGAACTACAGCAGATATACAATATCAATCCACTAGGTATGCCGAACGAAGGACAGCCAGCAACAGCCGCAGAGATTGGAGTTCGCAACGCAGAGGCAGAGAGGCAGAGTACCGCAGATATTAGCCGAATCTCTCGATCAAGTTGTCGCGTGCTTAAAATTGCAGTTGAGATTCTTAGCTATCGCGGGATTTTAAATATTCCAAAAGATCAAAAGGTAAACTTTAAGTTTGATTCGCCTAATGTTGATATGCAAAGCGCGGAAGAAGTAAACACAGTATTGCAATATGGCTCAATACTTCAAAACACTACACAGTCGCCATCATTCATGCTCTACAACAATCAATCAGAGTTTGATTCATGGCTGAGAGATAAGCTAAAAATTTCCAGCTCATTCAAGGCTACTCCACAGCAGACTAAACAGACTAGCGACGCTTTTGCTAAGGCTGCACAAGGTGCACAAGGTGGGCAAGGTGGGCAACCACAGCAACAACCTAGCGGTGCAGGTGGGTTTGATGAGTCGGGAGCAGTATCACCAACCGGCCTTGGTTCGGGGCAACAGTCTATAACAGGGTTAGGTTTATAATGTCAGTCCGCAACCTTTGGAAGAAGATTGAAGCTCAGGCAAGTAAAAAAGATCCCGAATTAAGCTTTGATGAGGATGGAATGGCATTACTTGATGGGGAGCCAGTATTCCCCTTTAAGCTAAGGCCGTACCAGAAGCGGGATTTTAAAAAGTTTGGTTCTATGGAGCACCCTAAATTCTTTCTTCACTATCCCCGAAGGGCTGGCAAAGACTCTTTTTGTTGGATGCTTTGCGTTACTCAAGCGCTAAAAGTGGCTGGGAATTACGCCTACATACTTCCAGACAGAGAGCAAGCGGGCCGTGTTATATGGCGCGGTGCAATGATTGATAAGTTTACAAAGAAAGCTAATAAATTTATCGACATGATACCAAGTAACATGATAGCAAAGAAAAACGACCAACTAAAAACGGTAGAACTAACTAATGGGTCGGTGATTTATTTGGTAGGTGCTAATCGTCCTAATTCGTTACGTGGTATCAATCTATCGGGCGTAATACTTTCAGAGTTTGCCTTTTTCCCGACTGACGAAGCATATTTGATAATCTTGCCAGTCATAGCAGAGTCAAAAGGGTGGATACTTATAAACACAACACCGAACGGGTTCAACTTCTCATGGTCTTTGTTCCAGCGTCTCAAACATGATGATGAATGGCATGCAGTCCTTGAAACGGTTGATACACTCGTTGATGATGACGGGGAAAGATACGTCAGTGACGATGACGTTCAAGGAGCAGTCAGAGATGGAAACATGCCACAAGGATTGGTTAGGCAAGAGTTCTATTGTGAGCCAATACTAAACGAAGATGAACTTTATTTCGCTTCAGAAATGACACAAATGCGAGAAGATGGACGAATCAAAGACGCTAAGCCCGATCATAAGTTGCCTATTCACTTTGCAATGGATTTAGGCGCGGATGGAACGCCAATTATAGGATTTCAGGTTCATTGGTCGGGTGATATTTCTATTGTCTGGTATCAAAAGCCATTTAAGAAGGTTAGAACGTGGGGTGAATACTGGCAAGACATTAGAGAGTACACTATCAAGAATCGTTTGGTTATGGGTAAGCTTGTATTACCGCATGACTCAGCAAAGCGAGCTATAGGAGAAAGCACAATAACCAGTGCTGAAACTGACTTTCTAAACATGGGAGCCGATGTGGTCAAACTTCGTAGAGTTGGCAACAAAGATTCATTAATTAATTTGGCTAAAGTTTACTTGCCAAAAGTTGTCATTGATGAGTCATGCGAGCACTTGATTGATGCGTTATCAAGCTATAACCGAGATTTCGACAAGAAGCTACAAGTGTTCAAAGACAAACCTAGGCATGATGAATGGTCACACCCGTCTGATGCGTTTCAATACATGTGCCAGGCAATAGAGGATGGTGAGCTAGTAATTTCTGGCAAGCAAAACGGGATTTACTACAATGATTAAGACGTATTCAATTATTCATTATAAAGATGAAAGGTTTTCTCACTTCTACAAATACAACCGTGACAAAAAGGAATTTAAAACGGCTGACTTTCCAAGTAATTTGCCTGACGATGGATTTATTATGCTTGACTGCATGAACCGTGTGGTTGGTATGTCTGTATCAGTTATGTGTAAGAAGTGCGGAGAGTCAGAAATTCATGAAGCTTATTGGGCTTATAAAAAAAACTATGCAAAATATGGTGTT